AAGCCGGGCTTGCCTTTTTTCATTTTATACCGTAAAATATAAGCATGGGACAACACAAGGGACATCCGGGTCCTGTTAAGCCGGAAGAAGAAAAGATGAACAAGATGGTTCGAACTGGGTTTACTCCAAACGAACTGGCGCTCCTTAAGGCGAGAGCGAAAGAATTAAAACTGACGCTTTCAAAATATCTGCGTACACTTTTTATCGCAGATATCACAAAAAACGTTTAACCGGAGTCACGGCCAGTTAAACTCAAACGGACGGAATCAGCCCTTTTATATGATGGCCGCTTCCGGCACTCGAGACCCGTCCTCCCGAATTGTCGGGCGTGACGCGGCCATCTTATAAAGGGGTCGGATTTGAACACACCGAGAGATTACCAGCGAGAGGCCGTTGATTCCGTCTACACCTACTGGAACAAACCGAAATCAAAACACGGAATTGTCGTTATCCCCACAGCCGGGGGGAAATCCTTTGTAATGGCGATGTTGATAAAAGAGATATGCGAAAAATGGCCGGGAACCCGCATCCTTTGTTTAACGCACGTTCAGGAATTAATCGAGCAAGATCACAAGGAATTATTGGAAACATGGCCGGAAGCCCCGGCCGGGATATATTCTGCTGGACTCGGAAGGAAAGACCTTGTCGCCCCGATTCTTTTCGCCGGGATCCAGTCGATCGAAAAAGCCGTGAACCGCCTGCATCCGCCCCCCGAAATTGTACTGGTTGACGAATGCCATCTGATACCCAGGAACGATCAAACGCGCTATATAAAAACCCTGTCGATACTTTCCATGATGTACCCACACCTCCGCGTTGTGGGCTTCACGGCTACCCCGTATCGCATGGATTCGGGTTGGCTTCACAAGGGTGAAGACGCGATGTTTCAGGATATTATCTATTCCGTCGAGCCACAGTATTTAATCGATCAAGGATACCTTTCCCCCGTTTTCGCTCGCGCAGGAGCGATCAAGATAGACACGTCAGACGTTCACAAGCGAGGCGGGGAATTTATATCCGGAGAGCTTGAAAAAGCGGCTATGGCCGGGGATACGACGGCGGTGGCCGTTGCCGATTTCATCGAACGGGGGAAAGACCGAAAGAAATGGCTCGTATTCGTGACCGGCTTGGCTCACGCGGAACAGGTCTATCAGGCCGTCATAAACGAGGGTATCACGGCGGACGTCGTAACTGGGACAACTTCGAAAGCCCAGCGGAAAAAAATAGTTGAAGAATTCAAGTGCGGACAGATAAAATGCCTCATAAATATCGACGTTTTAACAACTGGGTTTAATTGCCGGGATTTGGACATGATTGTCATGCTACGGCCAACGGGAAGTCCGTCCCTCTACGTCCAGATGGTAGGACGCGGAATGCGCACGGCAACGGGTAAAACTGATTGTCTTCTGTTGGATTTTTCGGCCAATGTCGTAAGGCATGGGCCAATCGATGCCGTTGACCCTGAAGCGCCGGGAAAAGGCGAAGGGGTTGCGCCGGCAAAAGAGTGTGTTTGTGGCGCTATAATAGCTGCGGGCTTCCGAATTTGCCCGGTATGCGGGCATGAATTCCCGGCTCCTGAACCAAAGATTGCGCCTCGACCTGTCGCCGCCCCCGTCCTGAAAAGCCAGATTCTCCCCCAGGAATACACCGTTACCGGCTGCCGATACGCCCGGCACACGAAGCAAGGTAAAAAAGATTCGGTCAGGGTCGAGTATACCTGTGGATTCCTCACGTTCAAAGAATGGGTCTTTCCCGAGGCCGGGACTCCTAACCTTGCCTTTTATTATGGGAAATTCTTGACGGCTGCCGGGGTGGCATACGCCGATTGGCCCCGGACCGTAGAGGCGTTTCTTGCCAAGCCGCCCCGTTCACCCCTAAAGATTTGGGTCACTCAGGAAGGGAAATTCGACCGCGTGACACGAAAGGAATACGGGGAGGGGGCGCCGGAGGTGGAAGTGGATATGCCGAGAATAAAACAGAGGTACGATATGGAAAGGGAAGAAAAAGAGCCTATATACACCGATACTATTCCGTTTTAGACCTTTTTGACATAACAGCGGCCCTTATGTGTCTTGCCGTACATACGAAAGCATAATATACTATCCTTATGGAAAATTCCGACGTAATCATGCTACTGGGCGAAATACAAAAGGTAGCTGTTATATCCGCGCAAACACAGACAAGCGTTAACCTTTTACGCACTGAAGTGTCAGAAATGAAAAAAGACACAGCCTCCTGTGCTGATGTCGAGCGCGTTGAGGAAAAAATCTGCAACCATATAGAAAATCATAAAGAAAACAGAGGGCTTACCCCTGTCTGGCTTGGTCTTTTAACCACGGCAGCAATGTCCGTAATCGGCTTTTTTTTAAAGAGGTAAAGGATGAGCGTCAAACTAGAAGACCTTAAACCGCAAGTAATGGCCGCCGCTGTTCTGGCCTTGCAGGAACTAAAACAGGCGAATTTTCCTGTTATTGTTACTTATACCCTGCGAACCGATGCCGAACAAATAGCCCTGTATGCTCAAGGAAGAAAGACGCTCAAGGAAGTCAACGCACTTCGAGCCGTTGCCGGACTATACCAGATCAAAGAATACTTGGGAAAAGACAAGAAAACGCATTCAGATAACGATTATTCTGTCACAAATTGCGACGGGGTGAAAAATAAAAGCCCTCATCAAGGCGGTACTGCCATTGATGTCGTGCCACTTGTTTCCGGCGTTGCTGTTTGGCCTGCTCCCTCCGATCCCCGATGGAAGGGAATTTCGGACGTTTTCAAAAAACATGGTTTCGAATGGGGTGGAGACTGGCATAGTTTCCCGGATCTTCCCCACTATCAAATGAACTAGCTCGACCGGCTTTAAGGGCAAGGAGATTTTATGATTGATTTTCTTAACAAGGTGAAAGCGTTTTTTGATCAGAAGTGGGTTCAGGTTGTCCAGGTAGTGGTTGCCCTCGCGGGACTGGTTTCAGCCCTTACCGGACAAGTAATTGACCTTGGTAAAGTCGCCACTGTTGTCACTCAAATAGGTATTGCTGGACTTGGCATTATCTGGCTGATTGAGACAATAGCCGCGGCCTTCGCAAAAAAGAAATAATGTGCGTAAAAAAACTATTATTTTTATTGTTGTTATTCTTGTTTTGCTCATTATTGGCGTTTTCGCAGGGTGGAAATTCGTCGCCGCAGGGGGTGGACTTGTCGGCCTTGTTGGCGCAACCCTTGCCGGAATTTCCGGTAAACGAAAGCCTGTTGTCGATACCGTCGCCGAAGCCGACAAACGAGCATCTGACGCTGAACGAGAGAACCGCGCGGCAGTTGGAAGCATGGATAGCGTATCAAGCCGAAGTGAAGACATACGTACTACGGGTGAACAGTTGGTCAATAAAGGTGACGGACTCGTGGAATCAAGTAAAAACCTCATCGACGAATTACGAGAGCGCGACGCAAACGCAAATAAAGGTACGTGATACCGAAATAAAAAGACTTGGCGGTAATGTCGTTAAATATACGATTGTGGGCTTTTTGGTGGGCGCTGCCGGGGGCTTTATCGCGGGACTTTTAGTTCACTAATAGAATAAGCCTCGCGGATAATTCAATACCCGCGAGACATATTCTTTATCTACTCCGTTCTTTTTAACGCCCGTAACGCCTTGACGATGGGCAGCAATAGCCCTGTTGCGGGTTCCCAATGTTCTTAGATTATCCATGTACAAACGCCCTGTCAGAATGGCCGTAGCAAGAGGATCGAAGGGGTTATATTCCCCGTAGAGACGCGCCCGTTCTGCATGGTATTTCTCGTTTATCTGGAAGCGGCCTTGAGATATACCGTCGTCTCCTATTGCCCATTGATTGCCCGTTGACTCCGCAAAAGCGATCCCGTAGAGTATTTCGACCGGACAGCCGGTTAATTTGGAAGCGATTTCATACGTCGTCAGGGCATGGACTGGTATTGATAAGACGATGAGTAGGAATATTATTACTTTTTTCACCGAAAGCCTCCGTCAGTATTTTCTTTACCTTTTTCTGTACGGTGTCGTATTCCTCAACCGTTATGCTCGAGCGGAAAAAAAGGTCGACCTCTTCCATGATATCCAAAGAGGCCTGTTCAATTGGTGTGTTGTAGCTTTTAATCTCAACGCCCAAAGGAAGCTCTATTATACCACTATTTTCTAGCATATCGTCAAAAAGGAAGGGTTCGGTCATACCGATCTCACTAATACAGCCGTCTGGTATTTCTCGTAATTCCCGTATTTTATGCGGTTTTCTCTCTTTTTTTGTTCATCTACACACATGACATACCGTATTGATTCGTCCGCGTCCCCGCACATATTTATAAACGCGTCATCAGCCTCAAGTTGAAGCGTTTCGTCAGATAGTGCGAAAAGAGAAAAAA